GAGGATTGCGTTGGATATGGACTTCTTGACATTATTTACCCTCCAGCTTTTTGATACGGTCGTTAAGGTTCGCCATACCTGCGAGCAACTTACCAAAACCTTCAGGGATCGTCTTCACGCCATTAACTTCTTTAACCATATCTTTCGGCATGTCTTGCGCCATCACGCCGTAGTCGCGCTCCCCACCAATATCGTACTCTTTGGCAGAGAGAGCGTCTAGCATCTTGCGTGCTTCGTCATTACCATCCTTAACGTTGGACTTCATGCGCTCATCGCTAATCATCTGACCGAGAGAGCTACCGAACTGGCCGCCTGCAGCCATGGTTGCAGCACCTACCGCCGGATTCACAAAAAACCCTAAAGCGCCAAGGCCTGAACCAAGCAAACCACCAAGGCCGCCGCCAAGCATTGAACTACGCTGTCGCTCGGCTTCCTCTCGAGCCTTCTGCTCCTGATACTGCTGAATCTCTCCCTGAGTCTGCAACTGCTGCATCATCTCGTCAGTCTGACGTAGACGCGCTAAGTCCGCCGCTCCTGCCTGTGCTGCTGCCTGAGCGCCACTGGCCCCCACTGCTCGCTGAGCAGCCTGCTGAGTTGCTCCGGCGAACGGGCCACGGGCCGCTGCACCAACACCCATTTGAGCCGATGCAAGCTCTTGCTGCTGTCGCATAATGTCTTGAGCAGCCTGGCTCCTGCGCTCGCGGGTTCTAAGGCCACGGGCCTCTTCTGCAAGTCCCACATACTGCCCAAGTTGAGGGCCCTCTAGGCCGGACTCTTCCCCTCTTTTAGCGTAGCCAGCGCCGTATTCTCCGTATTGCTCAACACGTTGCTTTTGCCTTTTTTCCTCAGCCTTTTGTTTTATTTGTTCTATTTGTTCTGGACTGAAAACCATCATTGACCTCGCATAAATGTTTGAAGGAGGTTACGTTTTGCCTCTGGGTGCATTGCAGCCAAGACACTCGGGCTCACGCCAAAGCCAAGTAATTGATTATCAATCCCCTGCATCGCTCTAATTTGATTGCTTCTATAAGTTCTCTCTGGCTGTTGGATTTTGCTAAATGGCTGCAAAGCTACCTCTATAGGAAGATTTTCTAATCGCTCTTGTCGCCGCTGCTGAAGCAGGTTTGCAATCGCTGCGTCCTCTTCATCGGTTAAAGCAATAGGTTGAATTGGCGTAGCCTCTGGCGCATAGGGCTGAGGTGGCTCAGGCGTGTTTTCTCTCATAATTGCCTGCTCGCGCAATTGGAGCGCTGGGTCATAACCAAGCTCAGCAATCTTCTGCATGCGTGCATCTGCCACACGATTGGCCAGAATCTCGCGGTCACGTCTTGCAGCCAGTGCATCTTCAACAGCTTGCTCTTGCGGTGTAAGCGCTCTAATTGGAGCACGGATAGCCATACCTTCATCGGCAGAAGGAACGTTGCGCATCGCTGCTTCTTGGAGATTACCCTCAATGAAAGACTGTTCTGCTGCTAGTCTCCTCGACTCTGCCAATGCTGCCTCGTCTGCACGTGCTAAAGCAGCTAGAGTCCTGTCATCTCTTCGCTGTTGAATATCCTGTGGCGCTGTTGCGATTTGTTGCCTGAGATTCTCAGCGACCTCTTGGCGAGTTTTTTGTGCCTCGGGTGTAGGATTATAAAGCTTTTGAAGCACCTCAGCACCAGGGTCAAAGTCGGGATTCTCATTAAGAAAACCCACCGCCCCTGCAGGGTTTTCCCTCATAATCTTATCAAACTCTGCCTTGAGTTTGGCATCCTGCTCAGCGAGATAACCAGCAGTAATCCCTGCGCCTGCACTCAGCGCTCCAGTCAAAGCTTGCAGTCCGCCGGACAAGCGCTCAGTGCCTCGTTGATAATCGCGCAAACGACTCTCTGCCTCGCCTCTCGCAACCACGTCACCCAGTCTCTTGCGGCGTTCAAATTCTGCTTGCCTCTGCTGCGCTTCACGCGCCTGTGCTTGTTGACCAGCGCCATGGAGAATTTGTTGCGCAAGTTGACCACGCTGAATCTCATCGACAGTGCCAGTGGCTTGTTGCCTTGCCAGTTCTTCAGCAGCCTGCGCTGCGATAAGTTGAGCCTCTGGTTCCATGATTGCTCCTTACACCGGTGCGATGGTTTGCGCTGCTGGCAGCTTAAAGGTTCCTGGGCGAGCACCAACTTCAAGGGCTAGACCATTGAGTGTTATCCCTGAGTTGTTGCCGGTAACAGTAAGTCTTACTTGAACAGCCTTACACTTTTGCTGAGACAAATGAATGCGAAGATTATTGGGAGCATTTGGAATTGCTAAAAGGCTATGGTGCTCTGAAAAGCTGCCATAGTCGAACGACAGCGATATTTGTAAATCTACATCTCCAGCATCTTTGTCTGTATAGAGAAGCATAGCCCTGTAAACCCTTTGAGCGCCTTGAATACCATTGATGCTGATTGGCATAAAATCAATCTGCATATTGTATGCGTAAGATAGCGTAGGATCGCCTGGCGATGGGTCCAGTCCAGTGTAATTATCCGCATAAGCAGTCGTAGACTGCCGTCGAATAGGCGAGTGGTTGGACAAGATATAATGCGTGTCATCACCACTGCCACCAGTAGCACTGTAGTTGATTTGATCAACGATATGCTCGCCTAAATCCCATACACTCCACTGTTTGTAGAAAGTGTTAAAGCAACAGATTGTTGAGCGAGTGCTAACAAAAGATGGCTGTATCAGAAAGCGAATCTCATTGTTGTGGTCAAAAACATCAATACTCTTCACTATTCCTTTATTAAGGACCGTATCTTCGACAGGAGCGCCAACATACTGAATTTGCCCATTTGGCGTTACCAGGTAAATGCCGCGATCAGCCATGTAGAATGTGCCAAAAGCATGAGACAGATGCGCACTACCTGGCACAGCGCCCTGACCATGACCAAGCAGCGTAGGTTGGCTAAAGCCACCTTGACCAATTGCATTAGGGCCATCGCCGCTTACAGCAAAAACCGAATCCCTGGTAAACAGACACAAGAAGTTTGGATTAGACTCAATGCCTGTAATCTCTGAGGCATCACCAGGTACATCAATGACAAACTGCGGCACAGGGAAACCAGCAGCAAAACCCTGCTGAAGAGGCTTTGAATATCTAACAAACTCAGTAGGAGTCGCCAGAAATACACGGCCCTTATGCTCGATTGCATCTGTGATTGAACCAGGCTGGTAGTTATCAAGGATACCGCCAGTCGTGTAGATTACAGGCGCTGCATCAAATATGTCTTGCGTCTCGCCAAAGTCAAAGAACGTAAAGTGTCTTTGAGTTTCATCAAGAATCGCTGTCTTGACCTTTTTGAGCAATACCCCATCACCAGACGGAGTACTTCGATACATCGTGACTCTGATGGCTCCGCGCTTCAGGCTAACATCACAAGCATAGACTCTAGCGCAAATTGCTGTTTTGGTGGCAGTGGTATCAACCTGTTGCTGCGGAGTTGTGACTGACTCATGAATATTGTTCAGAGAATCAATAAACTCATAGACGAATGAATAAGTGTAAGTCTTGGACGCCACAAGATTGGACCCAAAATTCGTAGGGATTGGCGCAAGAGAACGAATCTCGGGATACTCGTAAAAGCCATTCTCAACCAATGTGTTGCCATCGTAGGCACACAATACGCCGCCGCCAATAAGCAATTGATTGCCAACATCTACAGCGGGCAAAGACCTGGCAGGCAACGGATTTAACTCACTAATTCCAACAGAGTAAAATTGATCACTCCCTACTTGGCTGGCAATAGAACTGCTTTCTGAATCCGTGTATGTATTCCCATCAGCAGTTAAGACGTTTGAACCAAAGAGAAAGTTAGTCGCGATCTTATCATATCCGCCAGGAGATATTCTCTGAACACGCGAAATACCATCAAACATGCGAAGATGGTTTCTGTAGGCGCTCTCATAATCGGACGAATAATTTAAAGAGGATGTGCCTGTCGGGGTGGAGCAGAGCATTGCACCATTTATATCGATCAACGCATTGAAAGAGTTAAAACTCCCTCTATTACCGTTGGTTCTTGATATGTTTACGTAGGTCTTAAGACCCACTCCTGTAGCATCTGCTTTCAAGCTTGTAGATACGTAGTCTCTAAAGCTATCTGAGATCAAAGATGCGTTTGATGAGATGACGGTAGATGCTCTAGCGATACCCCTATTGGATAATGAGATATGGCGTATTTCATGATTTTTTGCACGAATTAGCTCATTGTCTTCATCGAAAGTAAGCGTAAAGTCGCCTGAGGCAAAAGTATGGCTGAAGAAAGCATCAAAGGCTGCTTTGAAGTTTGCCGTATCGGCTGCGGTAAATCCAGAGCCCGGCTCTATGACCGTGACATTAACAGGGCCAGATCCGCCTCCGCCTATGTTTTTATGCTGAGCATACACTACGCAGGCAGAACCATACTCTGCTTCCATGTTCGCATACTGACTAGGGATAATCTTTATAAGGCCTTCTTTTGTCGCCATGTTGTGGTCGGTGACTGTTACTGATTTTATCCCGTACAGATTCGTGACTGGCGATGAAGGGTACTCAAACGAAGCTCCACCGCCGCCTTCTTGAGTAACCGTACTTGTACCAGTGATGTATTGGAGTTGCTCACCAACTGTTAAGAATATGTCCACAGAGTTATCCGCCACATAACTTTGAGTGCCGTTAATCAAATACTTATAACGTAGCCCCGTGTCTGTTAGCTCAGATACCGATGCCGATGCCCCTAAGTTGGCTTGATAGAATCGATAAACAACCTCTAGTTCATCAGCTTTTCCAGATCCATATTTCCGAGTAAACGCCACCATTAAGGGGTATTCACCAACACTAGTTAGGCTGTTTTCCGGGTCACTGTATCGCAACGTCACCCCTAAGAAGTTACCTGAACCAAAGCCAATACAGTCTGTTTCAATTTGAGTACTTGCGCTGTTTGCTACTGCTTGATTTAACGCATCCCAGTTTGAAGCAAAGGTTGAAAAGTCAAACTGGTAAACAGTAATGTTGCCGGTCACGTTTGTACCGGTGTCATTATAGCCAAAAACATACAAGCTATTAGCACTCGTATTAACATCAACAGCAATAGACGTAGCTCTTTTGTGAATGTCTATATTAGAAGACCCGGTATCTCTAAGGATCGCCAATGTCCCACCTGAGCTAAGAGTCGGCGGGACTGAGCCGCTGAAAGAGAACTGACGGACTTTGACGTTTGCGAGACCGCCAATACTGGGCTGAGATGTATAAACCAGGTAAATCTTAGAGGCATCATCTTCAACCATGTGAAGCGATGGCAACGCACAAACATCTTCATAAAAGTCGCTGCCATTTCTTGTTAAGGTATCTATAACCGTAGGCGCTCTGTAGAAAGACTTACTCTCTACTTCCTGCACCGCCATCATAATCTCAAACTTAGCGCCAGATGCTGGCAAAGACGGCTCTGTTTGAACCCATGAGAAAATATCATAATCGATACTATCCATGGTTTTCCGTATCACATTGACACGGCCAACTTTCTTATTCGATGGCGTGTAGACTGACCTGTTTGAATAAGTGGCATCAAGAAGAAACTCAATCGGCTTCATGTTGCTAGCGCCGATTTTATTGTAGAGCATCTGGCCATCTGCCATCAAAAGCGAGTCTTTAAACTTATGAAGCCTGACGCCTTTTTTTGTAAATGTCGTCGATGGATTGATTAAGCCAAATTCACTACTTGCGTCTGCAACA